TGAACTCACTCGTCGCATTGTTCGTGCTGAAATTCCTACCACCATTGCCTGGCTAGAAAAAATCACTGGATTGGATTTCAGTGAAGAACGGGACGAAGAAGATGTTCCTACCAAATGGCTAGGAAGCACAGGACGCAAAGACGACAGCGGAGACTTGGATCTAGCAGTTGACGACAAGGCCATTACCAAAGAAGTATTGGCAGATGTACTGAGCCGTTGGTGTCAGCAACAAGGTATTCCCCCAGACCAAATACGCAATCGTGCCAAAACAAAACTGGCTCCTGCTTGGAAAGAAGGTTGGATTGAGTTAACTGGTGACTCAGTACACTTTAAAACACCCATCAATGGCAATGCCAAAAATGGATTCGCACAAACAGACTTTATGTTTGGCGATCCCAAGTGGCAAGCATTTGCCATGAAAGGTGCCCGACAAGGCGACCAATACTCTGGCATGAGCAAACAAATTATATTGTCCAGCATAGTTAATGCTGTTGCTCCTGAACTAAAGTGGAGTTACAAACATGGGCTGGTTGACCGTGCCACAAATCAAACTATAGAAGGCGGCCAGGATCCACAGATGTTGAGCCAAGTAACAGGCATTCCGTTAGCCAGTTTAATGTCAGCAGACAAGATCATTGCGGCTGTACAACGGCGTCCCGACTACCAAACCATCATTGCCGCGGCCCGTGAAACCCTGGGCAAGAGTGGCATACAACTTCCAGAATCAGCACCTGCTGCCGGTTCGGCCCACTGGTTCCGGGTGATGGCTGATCGTATATGAAATTAGATTTTTTAGATTACATATTTGAGGCCGGCGAAGGTCCCCGTATTCCCCACCCCGAGGACAGTATCTTTGCAGGTAGTGCGGCCGCCACCAAATCCATTGGTGCCTTAAAAGAAATTATTGCCAACCCCGGCAAAGGCAGTATCAAGTGGGATGGTGGTATTGCCCTGTTCTTTGGTCGCAATCAAGCAGGCCAGTTTGTGTGCGCTGACAAGTACATGCCGGCCAAGGGTGTGTATCCCACCAGCCCCGAAGCCTGGGTGGAGTACGATCGTCAACGCGGTGCAGACCGCAGTGACCTGTACGCCAAGATAGAACTAATTTGGCCAGGACTAGAAGCCGCAGTGGGCTCAACACAAGGCCTGTTCAAAGGCGACTTGATGTGGACTGGAGTATTACAACCCCAAGACGGTCAGTATGTTTTTGGGCCTGTTACAGTACAATATCGGATTCCTGTGGCCAGTGCCCTAGGAAAATTGGTTGCAGGCAAAGTTGGTGGCCTAGTTGTACATCAATTCAATGATGCTCCATGGGATGGCAAATCAGGATTGACCAACGCCGGCAATGTGGCCATATTGACACCCACAGCAGGCATCACATTCACTCTAAAGAATCCTGTTAAGTTATTGTCAGACGCAGAAAAAGCAGTTGCCACACAGGGCAAGTTGGCAGATGATTTCATGGCGGGTCTTGCCGGTACAGTCAAGAGTGCAATACAAACCTACATGAACAAGAAGATTACCAAACAGACCAATGACGAATTGGCCACCTGGTTACAGAGCAATGTCAGTAACAAACAAGTGCAGTTGCTAATAGGTGCCAATAACGATGGCTATTTGATACAAAATGAAGCAGGACTCACGGCTGTTTTTGCTATTTGGAACGCAATTTACCGCCTCAAGGACAACCTGGCTCAACAGCTGGAACCGCAGGTCAAGGGCTTTGAACAGTGGACAGGCGGACAACGAGCTGGCGAGGGATTTGTATTCCCCACTAGTCAAGGCTTGATCAAACTGGTAAATCGCGCAGGTTTTGGTGCGGCGCACTTTAACAAGTAACGGTAACGGATAGTTTTTGTCTAAATGATAAATATTTACATGAGGCTATACGCCCATATATCTTAAAGGAAAAACAAAATGGCAGAATTTACAAGAACAAACGGCGATTCAGCTGGTGTTAACAATGTAGGCGGCGGCCGTGCTTTCGCCAACGCAACCATCATCAACACAGGCATTGGGTCTCCAATCACAGCATACAAAATTGCCGGTATCATCCCAACAGGCGGCGGCGCAGGCAACTTGGCAGCAGAATTAACAACCGGCGGTGCAGTTGAGACAATCTTACGCATCGTTGCTGGTCAGGCATCGATCTTGGCATACCAAACAGACTCTAATCAACAGTTGAGCGTGATTGTTGAGCGTTCAAGTTGGACAGATACGTTCCTGCAAGCCAACATTCGTGCTACTACAGCTGGTGATGGTGCTGGTAACATCGGCAAACTAGCTAACACCTGGGTTGGCGCCGCAACAGTTTCATCAACTGGCGGTATCAAACTAGCCTAATAGTTGTTTTTGGCATAAAGACAAGCCCGCAATGAAGCGGGCTTTTTTTGTCTAAATGATAAATATTTACATGAGGCGAATAGCCCATATATTTTAAAGGAAAAATAAAATGGCAGAATTTACAAGAACAAACGGTTGGGCAGTTGGCGGCGCAGGCGGTGAATTTGTTGGACGCGATATCAAATTCGTAAAATGTGCGGCAACAGGTATACATACCGCTTATGCGGCAGCAGGCAGCAACTTTGAAAAGGCAGTTAATGTGTTGGCCAAGTATTGCACAATTACAGTAGTTGGTACTCCAGCCGCTGATAACTGTGTATTCATGGTTGAAGGTTTGCCAACTAAAGTTGGTGATAGCTCAGCAGACCAAAGTGGTGGTACAGCAATTGCTAGTAAACTAGCAACTGACGCAGATGCAGCCAATGGTTTGACATCTACATGGACTATTTACAGCGGCCTAAGTGGCGCAACTTTTGGTTAATTTTTAATTAACTCAACGAAAAGAGCACAGTTTCGACTGTGCTTTTTTTATGGCCATAAGTAATAGCATGAGCAACCTAGAACACTTTACAATAATTACACTGGTTGATATTACCAGGACTGGTATAACTCGCAACTACACCGGCGAAGAGCATCTTCGTGATCAACAGCGTAACTGGGAAACAGTATTACAGGTGTTAGGTATAAGGGCTCAGCCCACTGTTACTGATGGTCCCATCACAGACACAGTTGAAGAGTTTGTTGTTAAAAATTTGTTTGGGGACATGTACTCAGGCGAACAGCGTATATGGGCTGTGGGGTTTAGCATTGAACATAGAGATGTTTATAAAAAAGATGAAGATCAGTTGGCACTATTAGAAGAAGATTTTAATCAAGTACCGGTGATCACAGGCCTAGATGAAACAGCTAGATTTATACTACCTATATTTTACAGCCACGGTGCTATCAAGAACATTGCATTCAAGCCCGGCTTGCTAAGATAAACATTACCTATATCATTTTAGCACAAACACTAAATACTACATTGATGCTACGGCACCATCAAGGCTCACAATTACGGCTTACTTAGGCACAAAGAAACGCATCGCTCATTTTGAAAGCGAATTTAGAGTATGGCCACCGAGATTGAAAAGAAAAGCCTTGAGGCGCACGTAGAATTATGTGCTGAAAGGTATGAACAATTGGACAAAAGACTTATAGGGGTTGAAACCCGAATGGAAAAAATTGAGGGCCATATGGTGGACATCAAAGAAGCCATTGAACAATCTAATAATGGCCAGAGCAAGCAATTGATTGCCATTGGTACCACCATAATTGGTGTACTGATTACAGCCATAGTTGCTCTAGTTATTCATCTAGCGCAAAAATGAAAATCATTGAAATTGCCGGCGGCAAACTACAGCTTCCTATCACAAACGAAGAAGCAGAAGTGCTGGGAAAATTCACAAATACTCGAGTGTCACGCAGTGAGCTAAACGAGCGCGAAATATACATAGCCAATCAACTAGTCAACAAAGATGTCTTAATTCGAAAAAATACAGATGGCAAAATCACCTACAGCAAAAAAGTCTAAAATCAAACGCCAAGCAGTTAGGCAAGTCAAAATTGAACTGGTCGAGACTGCCGCAGATTTGGCCAGCTCATATGTAAAAAGTTGGGCCAAGACCGAAGTCAACAAACTAATACTTGATAGTGCAAATCCAGTGATTGTACCTATTAAAAATGGACTTCAAGTTAACCTGCACAAGGTAATAAAACACA